GTGTTCCCCGTTGCAGTTAGGTTAGTGAAAGTACCCGCCGCAGCAGAAGATCCACCAATGGTCGTACCGTCAATGGTGCCGCCGTTGATGTCGGCAGAGGTGATCGTTACCGACCCGATGGTGCCGCCTTCAATCTTGTCGCCGCTGATCTGGTCGTTAGCAAGCGTAAGCGTCCCTGCCGATACATCGAGCGTTTTGCCTGCGCCCACAGTAACGTCAGAGGTGGCAATCGTGGCGCCATCAATCGTCCCGCCGTTGATGTCGGTGGTGGTCAGGACGCTGGAGGCGATGGTCATTACGCCCGTGGAGTTGGCGATGGTAGCGGCTTGCGTGCCGTCGTTCGCGGAGATTGTGCCCACTTCTACGTCAGTGGCATTGACAACATCGTCCTTTAACAAAACGGAGTCAATGGTGACGCCTGCGGCGGTGGTCTTTTCGTTAATGGTGTCCGTGGCGACTGCGGTGTTTGCGGTGACATTGGTTGCCGTGACATCCCCTGCCACGCTCAATGAGGTCAGGTGGGTAATCGCATCAACGACGTTCGTGCCATCATTGTAGACATAGGTGGTCTTGCCAGCCGGAACTGCAATACCGGTGCCGGTAGAGTTCTGAACGGTGACAGTGTCCGCTAGTCCATTATTGATGATGTAAACCTTTTCAATCGCCGGAACTTCCAAGACCCGAGCGCCGCCCGAAGTACCCGTCAGGTTTAAACGCAGATTACGTGCGGTCTGCGTAGCATTGGTATTGGTCAGCGACAGGGTGACATCCGAGCTAGAAAATGGAACGTCGGCAGATCCTACGATGGACTCTTCGATAGCGGTCCCGAGATTGACGTTCGTGACGTTACCCCACGTAGTGGAGTTTTCGCCCGCTCCCATGAGCTGGAATTTTAGGTTCGAATATGTAGAAGGCATTTCCTGTTACTCCTATGCCGCTATCGGAATCCAATTCGGCGTTTGTGAAGTGTTACTTGCAGTCCAATTTGGATTCTGGTTCGTGTTAATTTGTCCCCATACCAGCGGGTTCCCAACCGATCCTGCGGCGCTGACGCCGACCAGATACACATTGGCCTTGCCCGACTCGTCGGTTTCTCCCAATTCTCCCGATGCGGCTACGCCTGTCGGGAACGCAATAACCTCACCTACTATGGCTACAGTACCGATTTCTCCGGTAGCTGCAACACCTGTAACAGGGACGTTTGCAGCAGCATCAACTTCTTCCTGACCCAACGCCGTAGAACCAACGACACCAGTCGGGTAGACGTTCGCAATGCCTGTTGCGGTAAGCGTCCCAGTCTCGCCTGTCGCGCTTTCTCCGGTGACCGGAACACGGTTAATGCTCCTGACGGCGACCGTACCAATTTCAGCCGCTGCGTCTACTCCGGTTGGGCTGACGTTCGCCTTACCAACAACCGAGGATGATCCAATTGAGCCTGTCGCTGCTACACCGGTCGGATAAACATTTGCCGCTGCATCAGAGTCTTCTTCGCCTAGCGCGCCGGAGGCCGAAACCCCCGTCAGAACTACATTCGCTTTCGCACTAACCGTTTCGGTGCCTAAAACACCAGAAGCCTCAACTCCGTCAACAAGTACCTCAATAAGGTCTAAGCCCCATGATCCACGGGACCAAGGGCCGGAACCCCAACCTATGTAGTCGTTCGACGAAGCCACCGGTTAATCACGCGATTCGAATAATTGCGTTCGTTGCGTCAGCGTTCGGGAAGATGACCGTAAAGTCACCATCCGTCGAGGTCTTGTCTGCGCCAAAGTCCAGCACGCATACCGCAGCATTGGTCAGCGTGGTGTTCGCAGTACCATTTGCAGACGGGGTGCTGTTGTAGATCAGAGCGCCACGAGCTGTTACCGACGCATTGGTGAAGGTTTCATCTGCAAAGTCAGTGAAGCCCGTACCTGCGGATGCGTTGGTATTGGTTGCCGTAACCCCACTGTTCGTCAATGCCTGACCACCTGCGGAATAGTTGGTGCCCGTAGATTCGCCAGAGGCAGTGTATGCCGTGGTGTTTGCATCAATCGAAGCCGAGCTGGTGTACAGCGCGAGCTTGAAAGTATCACCGCCAGAAGCGCGAAAATCGTGCACAGCCAGCATTAGTTCTGCTTTGAAAGAGGTGCACATTGCTTGAGTAATTGCCATCTCAGACTCCTTTAGTCATCGAGAATTTTTACGAGTTCTGGATAACCAGCCTGTTTAAACTTAGTTACCAGAGTCACATTATGAGACCGCACAGCCTCTTTCATGTAGAACACCAGCACTTTTCTGATGTTTTCACGAAATGCTTCCGCTTGGTCGCGGATTGCAGGATGCGTTTGGCTTCCTACATAAATAATCTTGTTCAGTGCCCGCTCTGCCACTTCCTCCGGAGTAAACCCCCGGTGGTTGGTGGTCATCACCTGCACGTCGCCCCCGAGGAGCATTTTGATCTCTTCGGTTCCGTTCATCGTACTGGGTACCTAATCTGCGGAGTACGGTACATATCCTGACGGTTCTTGCCTTCGCCAAGCTGCTTCAACATTGCCAGTGATTCGTCGTAGCGTTTCTGGTATGCGCCCATTACATCCCCTTCGCCCTTCATAAAGGTATAGGCTTCGAGGAGAGAGCCATAGAGAAGCACCGAATCAAAGTTGTCCCCAAGCCACGTCGTGCCACTCGGGGCTGCCGTGATCGAGATCGGGTAGTAGAAGTAGTGCATTTCCATCGCATACGCACTATTCGGGGTCGGACCCAGAATAAAGCTCGTATCACTAAAAATCGCGTAATGCTGCGGAAGCCCTTGTACGGTTGGATCTGGATACGCCTCTCTGATGAAGTTCACATCCTTATTGAGCAGGTAGTGGTACTTGCCATTGCCGTCAATCACGGCCAGAGAAAAGGTAGAGAGCCAGTCCGTAGGAATACCCAGATACTCAACGCCAGCGGTCAAGGTACCGGTTACGTTGTTGCGCAGGTCAGGGAGCTGAACACTATTAAAGATCCGCTGCTCAGCCTGCTGAATGAACGTATTGATCTGATCTGTATCAGCAAAGGTCGTAGAAATACCGGACGTGTCAATAACGTCCGTGTCGGGAAAATTATTCTCGACATACGCCTGAATAGTCTGAAACAGAGTCTGGTAGTTCATGCAAGTTTCTTACTGGAGTGAGTGCCCTTGGTTGCAGCGCCAGTCCCACGGGTCTTTACCGTCTGGGTGCTGGGAATATCGTTCGGGTAGCCGTTATAGCCGTAGAACGCTTCCGGGTCGCCGCCACGGTACGGGTCAGCGTAGAACTCACCATCACCGACTTCCTTGCCCATGACCTTCTTGCTAAGCTTTTTGCCCTTGCCGGTTACCTTGATCGTCTTTGGTTGTTTGTACGTGTCTTTCATAACAGCTCCTAAGTGATGCTGATTGTAACGGTTCCGATTGAACCCGTGGCCTCTAGATTGTTTGGCAAACCAAATAAACCCAGCGGGTCGTTTAACCCTACCGGATTCCATCCCCACTGAATATCACGACTTCCTTCTGAAGGATTGCCGTTGTCATTCAAGCCTGACTGGAAATAACTCGTGTCAGGACGCGGGTTCCGCAGAGCCTGCGGGTCATTTACCGGATACATGCCCAACTGCAACTGAGGCTGGTCCGGTTCCCAGCACTCCGGACAGACCAAGAGATTTACGTTCTTGGTCTTAATCGTCAGCTCACGCAGCTCCTTCAGTTGATACTGAAACCCGCAGCGATCACACGTCGCGATTGCCCGTTTGCCAGTGGCGAACTTTGTAGGCATAACTCAATAGAACATCTGGCGCGGCGCAATGCGGAGGGACGCCTTTTCGCGATCCTCGTCTGCGGCCTGCTGCCAAAGTTCCTCGTAATCTGCTTTCAACTGCGGTAACCGCTCCATACCACCGGGCAGCTTGCGAGCAATGTGGTACGCCAAACCTGCTACGAGGCAGGGTAGAAAGCGAAACGGAATATCCTGCGTGTTTAAACCGTCACCTGCATCCTGAAGTCGACGTAGGCGCCAGTACACGAAAGTGTAGAAATTGCTCTGATCCGGCGCAGGCCAGACATTGATCTGCGGGTATTGCACGACGCTGCTAGCGTCCGTGGCTCCGCTCTGGCGGTCAATCCATACCTGAATCGGGCGACCCAAAGTGTTCTTGTTCGGGATCGTGGCGTAGGTAGAAACGCTGATTCGGTTGATATTGATGTCCGACTGAGTCTGACCGGTACCGGTGCGGATCACATGATCCAGCAGGTCAATCGTGTCAATCGGCAAGTCATAGGTAATCGTGCCCTGTGTGAGAGGGATTGAGCCTTCCTCAATCGTCCACAGGTTGATGCCCCGGTTGGCCCACTCAATTGTCAGCAAGTTTAAACTGCGACGCGCAGTGCGCATGTCATACCCGGTGCGCAGCTCAGCACCAGCGCGTTCAAACGCCTCCTCAACGATATTGTTGAGATCGAGGTTAAAACTGGTGGTACTGGTAGTAGCCATTTACTTCTTTTTCCTTTTCAGCGAAGCAACCCTTTTCGGTGCTCCTGCTGGTTGTCCCAAGCTTTTCTTCTGGGCAATTCGGCTACGCTTTTCAGCCGCCGTCATCTCTCCAGAAGTTTTAGGAGTTTTCGCAGAAACCCGCTTAGATGGACGGCAATACGGAGTCCCGCGCTTTTCACCCTTCTGACGACCGCATTCCTTGCCTGTGCGAACATCTTTCCAGTCCTCCTTGAACCACCGCTTCAGCGCGGCGCCCTTAGCCGTTTTTCTTACCGCCACGAGCTTTCCTGCACTTTGCAATGGCTCC